TGCTGAGCCCGGGTAACACAGTAGGAGCTGGCGTTGGTGACAACCGTGATGGTTGAAGACACCAGCAGCACTTCATCTTCAATCAAGATGAGGGTGACGCCATCAATGTAGCGTTTCGGGGCATTGGTCCCGGAAGCGACAGTGATAACGGTGGTGGAGGAGCTGGTCAGCGCTGCAGACAGACTGTCTTTAAAGCCCACCAGGGTTTTATCCACCCACTCGAATTTGTTGTTGGTGACCATTTCATTGAGTTTCAAGAACATGGCCAAAAATTTGGTATCGCGGTCAGCAACCGCCTTGAGCATTTTATGAACCTGCTCAAGCTTGCCACCAAAGTCGGTAGCGTAACTGATGGTTCCAGACATTATTAAATCTCCTTAAATCTTAACGTTGGCGTAGTGCCCGAATCATCTGGAAGCTGTCTCCAGACTCCAGGGCTTTATCAAATGAACCGGCAGTGACAGCAGGTACAGCGTTGGAGGATTCCACGTACGACTCCTGTTTCATCACTTGCTTTTGCTCAGCAGTCAGTTGCGCTGTCCGAGGCTGGGACACCAGTCCAAGGGCGGCGGCTTTCTTCTTCAGATCCGGGCCAATCTGCTGAGCAATCTGGGCTCGGATCTGGGTGTTATTCAGTGCAAAACTGTAGGCTTGATCAAAACTGACCCCGGGGTTGTTCTGGACAATCGCCCCGGCATACTGTTGAACCAGGTTGTTTTCCATATTAGCGGCTAAGGTGAATACAGCTTCTTCCACAGGACTCCAGGAATCCACATCCTTCTCGGCAATCCCGGAGAACCCAGGGACATAGGTATCCAGCAGGGCCACGGTCTTCTGATTGGCTTGTTGCGCCTGTTGCTGGAAAGCCTGCTGCTGGGCCAGTTGCTCCTGCTGCTCAAAGCGCTGGGCAATCTGGTTAATCTTTTCAAAGAGCGGTCCGCCAATTTCCATGAGCCGGGCATCAAACAGGGCCTGTTGATGTGCCGGGTTGGTGGGATCAAAACTGTCCTCATCAAAAGGAAGCTGGAAGGGCTGGACCTCTTCCTCCTGTTGCGGATAAAACTGCCCCTGGGCATATTGCTGGGTTAACAGCGGGTCACTGGCAATCTCTCTCAGGAGCTGGTTGCGGCGTTCTTCTGCTTCCTGGTCAGAGACTTCAGCAGGCTGCTCTTCTGCGGGGGGTTCCGCTGGGGCCGGGCTGGGCTGAGGGGGTTCTGCCGGGCTTTCGGCGGAAGGTTCAGCAGTCCGCAAATCGGAAATCATACCAAGAGTATTCACCTCGGCTTCAGCCGGGGCATTCGTATTGGGATCCATCACTCTATCCTTTTTTCACTAACTCTTTTTGCTGCTGCATCAGGTTCAGACAGCGCTTAATCCCAGAGATAAACGTCAGTTGAGAGGCGTATTTGGTGGCCTCTGCTTCGGTAAACTCCGAGATATTAGGGGTGTACGTGGCAATCAACTCTTCTGCCAAGGCTGTAAAATGAGCCCAGCCGGGATGCTCTTCCAGGTCCATAATGGCTCTAGCCGCTTCAATGCGCTGAGCATGCTTTGCTTTTTCTTCAGGGGTTTGAAACCGCACTAGTCTTGCTCCTTGTTCTGGGCCTGGAATTCAGATAACTGCGCAGTCCGTTCAGACATCTGGGCGTTATGCTGCCCCATTGCTTCGGTATGGGCCTGTTGTTGGAACTTCAGTTGCAGCTCCATCTTCTTGATTTCCAACTCGGCCAGTTTGATCTGAAAGTCCTGCTGTTGCTTTTCAGCCTTCAGCCGCAGTTCTTCCTGCTCTTTGGCAATCAACAGCTGCTTCTCTTCTTCGGCGGCTTGCTGGTCTCTTTCATCCACTTCTGCCCGCTCCTCTTCATTCATCAAGAGGCGGTCCCGGTCGAGATCCATCAACTGGAAGGTGTCTTCTGCCACATTTACCCAGTTCAAATACTTTCCAGCAGGGGACTGGCCAATCTGCGGCAGGGCTTGGGCAATGCCCATCAACTGCTCCTGCTTGCGGATGACATTCTGATACCCCACCACCTTGATATCCATATTCGGCAGGGGCACCACAGGGAGTTCTGCCAAGGGGTTCCCCGCCTCATCCTTGGGCTGGGTAATCTCCTGAATCTCCTGATAAATGGTGTCATCAAACTGCAGACGGTCATAAATCGCCTGGTAACTCAGTTCCAGAACGGGTTTAATCAGTTTGTCATTGATGTTAAATGCATCAATATGCATCTTCCCACTGGAGTTATTCTGGGCCTGGGTGATTTCAGTGGCGGTATTATTGCCCCCCACTTCAATCATCCCTTTCACCACCTTAGGGACGGTGACGGTCTCAAACTCCACTTTCAGTTCTGCCACTTCCTGGTAAGCAATCTGCAGCGGGCTCATATCCTGCATCAGCGGAATGAGCTGATCCTGCATCCCCTCCTTGGTGACCTTAATCAAGGCCCCAGGACGGTTGATGACGTTATTGGGGTTAAAGACCGAGTCTTCATAATACTTGGTGGGCGGATGGATTCTGAGGTAAATCTCATCCAGCTTGCTGTTAAAAATACGGTTAGCGGCTCTGAGAATTCCTAATCCTTTAGAGTTGAGGCCGTAGCCATAGAAGCAGTCTCCATCTGGCCTCAGCGCCATGAAGACATAAGGGGACTTGGGACAGCCTGGAGGGAAAGGCTGGAAGCGAATCAAAGTCTTGTCATTGACTAAGGTGGCCACATAATTGCGGTACACCTTCCCGTCAATCACAATCCGGTGTATCCAGGCTTCCTTGATGTTAAGCCCCTTGGGGGTTTTCTTCCCCTCTTGCTTTACTTCCTGCTGCTCATCATCCAGGCTGAGTTCATTCAGGTTGAAATAGTTGGTCTTATTGGCAGACGCCATCAGGTCTTCATAGAACTTGTGGGTTTCCTGAATCCGGGTGGTCTGGTTGAAATCCCCTCTGATGGGATACATCACAAAGTTCTCTATCGGAACCACATCAATCCAGACATTGTTAAAGTAGGTGGTCTCCTGAGGTTTGCGGACCTTCTTGGTCCCCACCTGCTCCTCGATAATCTCCCCAGTGATTGGGTCTTGAGCAATCCCCATTACTGGCTCATCCACCCAGGGGTATTCCACCGTGGTCTCTTCTTTCCAGTAAACCTTGAGGCAGGCGTGGTTCTTGGTCTTTAGGCTATCGTAGGCTTTGCCTAGTTGCTGGGCGTAATGGTTCCGCTCAAACCGGTATTCCAGGTATTTCTGCATCACCTCAGCGCCAGGATGGTCTTCATCGGTTCTGCCACTAATGGTAAAGATCTGGTCATTCTTGGGGATGGTGGTGGAATGAATATGAGCATACCAGGATTCCGCTGCATCAAATGCCCAGGGGAGACATTCATTGCTCATCCAGTCGAGTTCAGGGGACTCGATTTTCGGCATTCGGCAATGATAAGCGTCTTCACACTCTTTCCAGTGTGTTTCATAGGGCTCCCGATCAGCCTTGCCCTTATTCCAGCAATCCAGGATATGAGTTTTAATCGACTCCTGGGCTTCCATGGATAAAGTAACAGGCTTGGCCTGGATAACGGTTTTCTGGGTTTCCAATTCGGCTCCTTAAAGCTTATAATGGCGTTATGAATGATTGGCTATCGATAGAATCCGCCCCGAAAGACGGCACCCCGATACTGATATGTGAAGGGGATTGTTATGCTGTTGTTCATTGGGGGGAATATGCAAATATGTTCCGCTCTGGAGATGGTTGGATTGATGGGCATATGGACACTGAGGATGGCAATTATGCCTATAACCCTGATGCCTGGATGCCAATCAAACCATTTACCGGCCTCTTAAAAACTTGTTCAGTGCTGTAGGAACACTAACCGACTGCTCCGGCTTGGTGGACTTGAGAACGATGGGGTCGTATTTCTCCACCAGATAGGAAGCAGCGTCAAAGATGTGCTTCAGGAACTTCTGTTTCGGGTCTTTCTTGATGGCGTTTGGCGTGGGCTCATCAATCACCCCAGTGCCTTCCTTGTACTTCAGGTTTTGCAAGTTTTGAATCAGCCATTTACAGCGGGGGTTAATGAAAACCCGTCTTACCCCATTGGTATTGCAGACCATCGCATTCCAGGCGGCCACCCGATCCGGTGGGGCCGGGTTCTTCTCCCGGATATCGACCCGAACTTTGGAGGGGTAATGATGAAAGTTAAACCGGTCTCGCATCAAGGTGTAGCTAGTGCCGCCCACTTTCTCATTCTGGACGTTCCGAGACCCCCCGGAAGCATCCCCGGTAATCACCACGCCGTTTTCATGGTTGGGGTAACGCCTTACAAACTCGTCAATACACTCTGGGATGTTGGTGTTTTCAATCACAATCTCATCAAAGAAGTGATATTCCCCGTTGTAGCGGTGAGCCAGCGCCCAGCTCATCGGGTCCACGTTAAAGTCACAGGTGAGATAGATGGTGAGATCCGGTTTGTATTCAGTGTTGGTAATGTTTAAGTCGCTGAAGTTGTAGCTCACAAGACCTCGTGTATAATCACCGTCCTGCCCAAGAACCATAATCTTGTACAGTTCCGGGTCATAGGTGGCTTGTAGGGTTGCAATAAAGGCATCCGGGACATGGGGATTCTCAAGAGTGGCAGCAATCACCCGGCGACGGCTAATCTTCACCCGCTTCCCCCGGATATCCACCTCAGTTATTCCCCCCTGAGCCACAAACTGCTCATGCTGCCAGCCTTTGGTGGCTTGGGGGTTGGTGGTGAGAATGACCTCAATCGGAGTGCCTTCTGCCGCTTGCCGGAGTCGCCCTAGGAATTCCTCATAAGCCGCTTGAAGCAGCATGCTGGATTCTTCCAAGTGGCCGCCGATGCCGTTCACAGACCGGAGGGCCAGGGGGTCTTCAATCCCCTTAAAGATGGCTCTTGCGTCATCCCAGCCTGGAATTCTAATAATGTGGTCTGATTTATTGGGTTTGTGCCGGATTTTGGCGGCGTCTAAGAGTTCCAGCCACGTCTCCCAGGTGGTAATCTTGAGGCGCTCCCAGGCATCTGCACCGACCAGCCAGGTGGCTCCAGGGTTCTTGGAGAGAACCTTCAGCCCTTTTAAGGTGCCAAGGAATGTTTTCCCGGCTCCCACCCCACCTTGATAGAGCTTAATGTCGTAATCGACCCCGGGGTCCGGGTTAAAGACTTCCCACTGCTTAGGAAGGAGTTTGATACTATACATCAGGAGTGATGTTGAAGCCTGGGGTCTCTTCGTCTTCTTTGTTTTCCTGGGTCTTCAGAACCGCTTTCCGCTTCTCCAGGTAGCTGGCTAATCCAGCCTTGATAAAATGCTCTGCCAGCTTATTCGGGAACCCTTCCCCGTCTTGAACTGTAAGTCCCATTAACCCAGAAGCCCGGGTGTTCCTGTAGTCCAGTAAATGGTCTAGAATCAGCTCCCCGGCAATAGAATCAATAAGCTTCTCCCGCTCATGTTCTTCATCAACCAAGTTTATTGCCTTTTCTTTCCGATTCTTTCCCCATCCTTCCAGAGAGGCTCTTTTAGAAATGGTGTTGGGGCTGACATTGTAATCCTTAGCAATATCAGATGGTTTTTCCCAGTGGGCTTCGTAGCGGGCTCTAATCTCCCCCCAGTTTGGAGGT